TCAATCTCACTATTATATGAATAATTTATTGCTGTTTCTCCAGATTTGAAGGAATAATATTGATTTAAAATAGTAGAATTATTTGTTTCAATTCCATAATCATCTAAAAATTGTTTAGCTGAATCTGAATATTCTTCTTCAAGATTGTTGTAAAATGTTGCAAAAATCCCCCAAGAGTTATTTTCTTTTCTTATTATTAAGCACGGTCCAGTTCCAACAGAACCAATAATAAGAGCTTTTAATTTGTTTATATTAGAATCTACTTCTACTACATATCCAAAATCATCAGTTATATCAAATCCAGCACAGAACCCAGAATTAGATTTTGCGATTAAATCACCAGCTGAAAAACAACTTCCTGCAATATTTGTAAAAAATATTGCACTGTAATCATTAAGAGATTTTTCAACTTCTTTTGAAGTTGGTGGTAATTCTTTATACGGATTTAAAATATCTCCAGCGTAAAGAGGTACATGATAATAATCAAAAGATCTATAGTTATTATCAGAAATAGTATCTAAGAATGTGTTTGTGTCTGCTCTTTTTGAATAAATTTTATCTTTAATATCAGTTAAATCAAAAGATTTTGATAGATCCTTTACTGATAGATCTTTATCATTTATTGTATAGGTTATTGTTTTAAATCTATTAAACATATTTTATGGAGTTGATTGTTGATTTACTGCTATTTCTGATTTGCTCAATACCCTATCAAATGTCGGATCGTAAGTACCAGTTTCAAATTCTTTAAATAATAGTGTAATACTGGTAGCCATAGAACTTCCATCTTGGAATACTCTTGCGATAGATTTATCTTCAAAAGGAATTTTATTAATTACAACATTTGTTAATACACATACTAATGGATCTGAAAGCCAAGATTGCGTAAGGAAAGCAGAATCACCCGCTCCTACCACTTGCATGGCCCATAAAGAAGGTGGATATATTTTTTCTGGAGAATCAGCTCTCCAGGGATAAGATGAGGCTCTAAAATAATTACATAATCCATTTATAATTACAGAATCATCAAAATTTTTAGGAACTAATATGTAATCAAAAGTAAATTCTCTACGAGCCTCTGATACTAATCTCATTTCGGTCATATTACCATATGATCTAAAAGTAGAGGTAGAGGATAATCTTTCTAGTTGGATAATAAGTGGATCCAAGAACATCTTTTTTACAACTTCTATTCTACCACCTAAATTTATTTCAGTAGCGGCACTTCCAAATTGAGGATTTAAACTGCTATTTGAATCCTCTGCATAACTATGTGCAGCTTCATATTCCAAATTAGTTGGTAATGGTAATTGAACATAATCATATGCTCTACTTAAAATAGCGGCTCTAGTTCTATCTTGAGCCAATACGCTATAAGGAGCATTATAAAATAGTACCCAATATGGTATTTCGGCCTGATCGGATGTAGGATAAATGTATGGCATTTTTAAATCTGTTATATATATTTCGATGCCGTACAAAACAAAATTTGTACCTTTGAATAAAGAAAAATATGTCGGAGATGTCGAAAAAATAATGTGCAAATCCTTATGGGAAAGAAAGCTTTGCAAATACTTCGATGTTCAAGACAGTGTTATCAAATGGTGTTACGAGTGTGTAAAAATACCTTACATGTCTCCAATTGATAAGAAAAAACACACATACTATCCAGACTTTATGGTAATGCTAAGAGAAAAAACTGGCGATATAAAAACTATTATTGTGGAAGTCAAGCCAGAAAAACAAACAAAAGAACCAGTAAATAAGAAAAAAAAATCTTATAAGAATGAATTGGTGACTTTTTTGATAAATGAGGCTAAATGGAAAGCTGCTAAAAATGTATGCAACTGCAATGAATGGGATTTTAAGCTTCTAACAGAAAAGACACTATTTCGATGAACTCTATTACAGACATAAAAAATCTTATTGATAGTGCTGGTGGTATACAACGATCAAACAGATTCAATGTTATCTTAAATACTCCAGATGGTATTAATACTATACCAGCCCTTAAAGTAGCTTTTGGTGGAAGACAATTGGATACAATTGCTGATAAATTACCGGGACCAGGATTCGGTAGGAATATTCCTTTCACACAAAACTATAGTAACTATGGTTCTAATTCTTCTAATTTATTGATAACATTTCCAATTGAACAAAACTGGAATACTTATAAACTGTTAGAAAATTGGATGAAAGTTATCGTAAATGATGGAAGTATTCCTGGATCTGGATATGGAGTATCATTTGCACGACCGTATGATGATTGGATAAGAGAAGGATTTGTTAGGGTAGAATGTCTTGATATGAATGGGACTATAAAATCCACTTTTATCTTCAGAGAAGCTTTTCCAATAAAACTTCAGCCAATTGAATTACGAGCAGATATTGGCGACTTTGCATCTTTTGAAGTATTTTATTCATTTAGAAATTATGAGGTAGTATAATGAAATTTGAAAGATCCTATCCAAAATATGAACTAATTCTTCCTAGCACAAATAAAAAAATATACTTTAGACCATTTTTAGTATCAGACGAAAAGACTTTACTCCTAATTAAAGAAGAAAAAAATCCATCTTTAATTATAAAAAATGTTCTTGAACTTATTGATAAATGCTTTGATGATATTTCAATAGAATCAATAACATTACAAGATCTTGAATATTTGTTTTGTAATTTAAGAGCTAAGTCTGTTGGGGAAATAGTAAAAACTAACTTCACATGCCCAATTACAAATGAAAAAATAAAAACTACAATTAATCTTACTGAACTAGTAGTTGGAAATGGAAAAAAAGAGTTTGAATTAAAATTATCAGAAAACTATTTTATAGTATTTAAACAACCAACTATTCATAAAATTATATCGATGGATGGAACTTTTGATGTTAATCATTTGATTAAAACTTCAATAGAAAAAGTATCAAAAGAAGATTCTGTTTATAATTTTGAAGATTTAGGTTCTTCTGATATAGATGAAATTTTAAATTCTTTAACTAAAAAAGAGTATAATCAAATAAAAGATTTTATATTATCGCTTCCAAAAATACATTCAGATGTGAAATATCAAACATCGGATGGAGTAGAACGAACACTCAGATTGGATGGAGTATTAAATTTTTTTACATTAACTTAAATCATATTGATTTAGTTTTATATTATAAAATAAATTTTTTCTTATCATCAAATAATATATCAACGATAGGAGATATTGAAAATATGTTTCCTTGGGAAAGAGATGTATATTTTAATCAATATAAAAATAAATTAGAAGAGAAGAGAAACGAATATGATTGAAAAAGAAATATTTGAAACTAATAACTCCGTATCACAAAATCAAGCAAATGCGGAGATGATAGAATCTGGAAATCCAACTATGGATGTTTCAAATTATTCTAGTGTCATATCTGATGAAACTGAAACTACTAGTTCATTACAAGTAGATCCTAATAATATTGTTTCAGATAATATAATTCCAGAATCTAATGAACAATCCTCAAAATCTACCAATGAAACTAATATTTCTGAAACTCCTAGTTTAGATCAGGCAAAAGTAGGAGAACAAAATTCAAAAAATGAAAGTTTAAAAGGTTCTTCTAGTAGCAACAATTTTCCGATAGACAGCTTGGAAAATGCTCCTAATAATCAAATGCCAGAACCAGCTGCAAATGATAAAGCTGTTCAAGAAATGGTTTTAGATAATAGTGAATTATCACTACTAAAACTGGTACAAAAAAAATCTGAAAAACTTACGGATATAGAAAAAATTGCTTTAGAAAAAAGAATAAAAGATCTTGAGCAAGAAAAAGCAACTGATTCTAGATCATCAGAAGCAGAAATAAGAAAAAATATTACATCAGCTAGGTCTATAAAGAATAATGAAGGAATTGGTTTAAGTGACGAAAAAGGTGATCTAGCATCTTTTTTAAATTCAACAAAAGACCCTCCAATATGGAGGGTCTTGTGAGAGTCGAATATTGAAGATTCTTAGTCTTCCTTAGCCAGTCGCTTGAAGTACTCAAGCGCATCTTCGTCCTCGTCAGGCTTGGGAGCCTTACGAGCAGGAGCCGACTCAACTTCATCCTCGTCCTCCGCTCTCTTTGCGGCAGGGGCAACGCTGCGAATGTCACCGCCAAGAACATCATTGAGCTTCTTCTTGAGTTCGTCATACGACTTGAACTCGTTCGGAGCAACAAAATCCTGAAGCTTGTAAAGCGTCTTCCAGAGCTTTTCCAGCTTCTCGTCATCGCCCTTGTAGAGTTCGCTAGCACCATCAAACTCAGACTTGTCGTAGTTGGTGTAACCAGCAACCTTACGAATCTTTAGCTTGAAGTTAGCACCCTTCCAGAAGTCGAATGGGTTGATGGCTTCCTCAT